AGCGTCGGTGTCCACGCTGTCCAGGTGCCGAGCGCGGCGACGCTGGCATCGGTGGCGGCGAGTTGCTCGTAACGGACAGCGTCACCGTTTGTTGTGGCGGCGGCAAGTCCGGTGACCTTGTTGCCGCCCATCGCGATCGCCCCGGACATCGTGCCGCCGGCGAGCAGCAGCGCCGCGGCGTCGATGTTCGCGAACGTCGACCCATTGGACACCTGCAGCTTCGACGTCGTCGAGTTGTACACGACCCGGCCGGCGGGTTTCTCCCCGGCGGCCAGGCCGGAGATCTCCGCGGAGGTCAGCGACTCGATGCCGGGCGCCTCGTCGAGACGTTCCGCGAGAGCCTGCATGTCGGCGGGCACGTCGTTGGCGTCCGACCCTTCCGGGTACGGCAACGCCATGACGGTGGTGGTGTCAGCCATCAGTCAGTCTCCTCCGTGCTCAAAGCGCCGACGACGACAACGTGCCGGCGTCGCTGACCGTGATCGTGAACTTTGATCCGTTCGGCGACACCAAGATGGGCGCCTGCCCTTTGATGCCCGGCCCTGGCATTGCCCAGCGCCCACCAACGCCAAGCCAGAACCCGGGAGTTTCTACGGCGTACGTGTCGGACGAGACGAAGTCGCCGCTGACCGGCAGCACCGCCAACGACGCGAACGCGGCATTAGACGGTGCCGTGGCAGTCAGTTGCGCTTCCTGCCACGACGTGCTCAACGTCACTGCGCTGCCCGACGTGGATGCCGTCGACGCGGCGACATTGCCTGCCGAAGTCCACCAGTAGATGCGAAGGCGCATCTGCTTGGTCACCGTTGCCGAGAGGAGTCTGGCGAACACGGTGTAGACCTCGCCACCAGTGACCGCGATGGTGCCAGCAGTTGTGTCGCCCCCGAACATGGTGCGCGCGTTGGCGTTCGTCGCCGTCACCAGCAGACACCGCGACCCTTGGTACGGGGTGGTTGTCGACGACGACAACGTCGCACCCGACGCAGTGAACCCCGTGGTATCGCCGCTGGTGTCTGTGGCGGATGCCTGGTTCGCGGTGAGCAGGTTACCCAAGTTGCTGATCTTCGACGGGTCGATCGCCGCAGACGAAGACACATCTGCGTTCACGATCGTCCCGTCGGCGATCTTCGCGCTGGTGACCGCGGAATCCGCGATTCCGGCGGTCGGGATCTGCGCCCACTTCACGCCTTTCGCCTGCCCGGAATCGGCGACGAGCACAGTGTCATTGGTGCCGACTGTCAAGTTGTCGTAGGTGTTGTCGGCAGTGCCGACGATCAGGTCGCCTTTGGCGTCGACGGCAGGAAGTGTGGCCCCCTCGATCGCTTCGAAGCGTGCCTTGACAGTCGCGTACGCGCCGGCCGGGTCGGTGCCAAGTTCGGCCTGTACGGCTTCGATGGCGTCACCAAGGTCGTTGTGCATGTCGCGGTGGGTGCGGCCGCCGACGACGTCGGAGGTCTTCTTGTCCGACGCGATGCTGTCGAACGAGTCGAGGCTACCTGGGTAACTACTGGCCACTGTGGGCTCCTAACTGAATCGCAACTCGGTGTAGGTGAGGGCGGACGCGGTCATGTTGCTGTACGTGGTGTAGGCGGTGTCGAGGTCGTCGTACGTGACCGGCGTTGACGACGTCAGGGTGAGGTTCGCCCCGGCTGGCTTCTCCCGTAGCGCAGCAGCCAGCGTGGCGGCAGAGTCGGTGACCTCGGACGAGTCAACCTGGACCTCGATCGCCCACGGATCACCTCCGACGGCGGTGGTGACCTGGCAGAACCGGGTGCCCGACAGGGTCGCCTGCACCGCGGCGCGAATACCTTCGGGGGATCCGTGCGCCTGGGCACCTGCCCGGGACAGGTACCAGCGGGCGCTCGTAGTGTCCAGGCCCGTGACTGGAACGCCCATTAGCCACCCGAGCCACGGCAACCAACCGGCAGGCGCGGTCGTCGGGTTCACAGGTTCGGAGGTTCCGGTGGCCGAGGTGTCGGGGTCGGCGTCGTCGATGAACTTCGCTACGGGGTGTGCGGCGTCCCCGATGGAGGCCATGTAGCGCAGCAGCTCGTCGTTGGTGGCGTCCGCCTCGCGCACGTACTCGGGCAGCAGGTCGAACAGACGCTGCCCTGTGCGGGTGATCGACGACGGCGTGCCGGTGTCGTACACCGGCCACCCGTCGTAAGACAGGTCGGTGTCGTACAGCGATCCGGTGTCGTACAGGTACGCCACAACCGCCTCCTAGGTGATGGTCAGGGTGACGGTGCCGATCACTGCGAACTCGTCGAAGTCCACCGCCGCCGTGGTCGACGGCAACGTCAGCGACGTGACCGAATCAACGCCGGGCACGGCCTCGATGACGGCCTGCACGTCCAACGGTTCGACGTCGGCACCGAACCCGGAGGTCTGCCACGACCACACCGACGCCAGGGCATCTTCGATCGCCGACTCGAGTTCGTCGGTGTCGTAACCGGTGGCTTTGGTGATCGCAGCGGTGACGTTCACCGAAACGGGGGTGGCGTGCTCGACGGTCATCGTGAGGATCGACGCGCACTGCGCCTGCATCGCCGTCTGCAACTCCGACTTCTGGTCGGCAGTGAGGGCGGCGCCGGCGCCGTACACGTACACGGTGAGGAACCCGTCGTCGTCTCCGGGGGAGTTCCCGCCGTCGTGGTCGAACTGGTCGACGGCGACGGCACGCTTCACATACGGCTGCTCCAACGCGTAAGCGGTGAAGTGTTCAGGGACAACCAGCGACGACGTCACTCTGGCGAAACGGGTCGCGGCGCGGGTCAGGAACGCGAGGTCGTCCTCGGGGTCGGCGCCGCCGTTGAGGTCGGTGTACAGCTCGCAGTTCGCCAGATGCGGGACCGCCACCACCGGGTCGCAGGCCGTGCCGGCGACGATGCTGTTGAGGTAGCCGCCGGTGTCCGTGGTGGCGACAGCGACATCGACCGTGGTGCCCGTGACGGTCACGGTTTCGGTGGCGATCAGCATCGAGTCGGCGTCCTCGAGGCGGAACAGGGTGCCTTCGTCGATGGTGACGGTCTGCGAGCCGGTCAACGTCAGACGCACCGTGCCGGTCGCCGGGGTGCCTTCGTCGCGGGTGACGCCGTACAGGTTGATGACACCTTCGACCAGGGCGCCGAGGGTGCGGTTGGCGGCGTAGATCAGGTCAGACATGCCGACCGCGCACGCCTCCATGATCACCGTTTCGAGCGCCCCGTTGCGTGGCTCCCACTGCGGCAGTCGCGACTCCGCGAGTGCCAGCATCGAGTCGAACACGGCCTGCGGGTCGCGGTCGTCAACGCTGACGCCGAGGTAGGTGGAGTCCAGGTCACGCAGCGCCATTAGAGACTCTCCTCATCATCGGTGTCACTCCAGTCGACGTCGATCGCCACGGCCACGGTGTTGTCGTTCGACTCGGCCACCTCCACGCGGGTGACCAGCAGCGCCGGTTCGGCATACCCGACGATGGCCCTGATCTCGTCAGGGTTGATTCTGGTGCCGGTGGGATCCACCAACCCCCACAGCGGCGCCAGGGGGCGCTCACCTGCCTCGCAGGACACGATGTGGCCGCAGCATTCGGCGGCGTGCCGGGCACTGCCCTGCTCGATGGTGACCGCGGCCCCGTTGGAGTCGACGCGGAACGGGTGCGCAAGCGTGACAGACATGAGGCCTCTCTTACGTTGTCGAGTCCGTGATCAGTCCGAGCCCCTCAAGTGCGGTGAGTAGGCTCGCAAGCGCCGCGTTGCCACTCCTGGATCCGGTGATGTCCGGTGCCGTGTCGAACGTGACGATCCGATGGTTGGTTCCCGATGATGAGTTGTTCACCGCGGTAGTGCAGTCAGTGATTGCGTTGCCTGACAGGTATACGTAGTCCGACGAACCGGACTGCAACTTGACGCCGTTGACGAAGCCCTTGATTCGGTTCGACACGATGTCCAGGCCTGTCGTCACCGTGGCATTCACTGAAACACCGTTGGCGACCCCGGCACCTTCGATCTTGTTGGCGCTCATCGTCCAGCCGTTCGACTCGACGATGATCGCGTTGTTGCCTGAAGCGTTGTCCTGCACTACATGGTTGCCAACCATTAATCCGTCGACCGCCGAGCCGCCAGACTCGCCGAGTCGCACAACGGTAAGCGCGTCAGATGAGGTGATGACATTGCCGACCAGTGACACATCGTCCATCCCGACGATCATCATCTCCCGGTCGGCGCCACTCGCTGACCAGCCAAGGACACAGCCCGAAACGGTGACGTCACTGCCGGAGGTCTGCGGCGACTGAATTGGCCACGACACGTTCAACGCGGCCAACTCGTTCCCCGTCGCGTAGCAGCCCGTCACTGTGGCGCCCGATTGTCGAATCGAGAACCCTGTCCCACCGCCGCCTCGAACTCCGTTTTCGATCGCGTGGCACCCCGTTACCACTGCACCCCGTTCGGACTCCCCGAGGAGGTAGTAGCCGTGCTCCCACGAATCCCTCGCCAGGCAATTCGTCAGAGTCAGATTCGCGCACGCATAGGCGTACAGGCCGGCGCCGTGGACCGCCGAGCCGCAGCCGTCCATCACGACACGGTGAACAGTCAGGTCGCCCGCACTCTCGGCCCAGATCCCGTGGTTGGTCGAGCCGGTCACGGAAACGTCAAGCAGCGTCACCCCCGATGCTGCCACCTTGATCCCAAAGGCGGCCCCGCCGTCACCGTCGACGGCAAGCCCCCTGACTGTCACACCGGCACCGGACACGGACAGCAACGGGCTGGCGGTACTGCCAGAGGCGACAATCGTCGCACCGTACCCGACGAGCGTCACCCCGGCGGTGGAGGCAGTCACCGGTGCGCACACGTATGTCCCGGGCGGGAACACAACAGTGGAGCCTGCAGTTGCCGCGTCCAAGGCGGCCTGCACGGCCGCCGAATCAACGGTGGTGCCGTCACCCTTCGCCCCGAACGCAGCAACACTGACCGCCCCGTCCTGTCCCGGGGCCGCACCGACAACAACCTGCTCACCGTCGTCGGTCGAAGCCACCAGCACGGTGGTCCCCGCCGCGACGGTGGACAGAGCCTTGTACGGCCCGCGCAGCACACCGCGGGATCCGGGCATTGTCACGTACACGCCGTTGTCGTCGACGGAGTCGACCAGGCCGAGTGTGATCATGTCAGTACCAGTTGTTCGCTTGGAAGAATGCCCACGCCCGTTTCGGCCCGCCGTAGCGTCCCTTGATGTAGTCCAGCCCCCATCGGATCTGCGTCTCCGGGTTCGTGCGCCAGTCGTTGCCGGCGGCGGCCATCTTCGATCCGGGCAGCGACTGCGGAATGCCGTACGCCCCCGAGGACGGGTTCTCGGCCCGGTAGTTCCAGCCCGACTCCCGCGTCCACAAGTTCTCCAGCGCGTTCCACTGTTCGTCGGAACCCCAGCCGTACTTCGGCTTGGCCATCTCCTGGCGGGCGAACCACTTCGCGTACTTCACGCTGGTCTTGTCCCGCGTCGGCGGGGTGTCGTTGCGGGTCGCGGACGAGGTCGACTTCGTGCCGGCGTCCGATGCCGGTTTCGACGGCACCGACACCTGCACCTCGACAGCGGAGATCCCGTCGGTGGCTGCGGTGACCTGCTCGACGAGGTAGACGCCGTCCCAGCGGCCCAGGCCGGACAGTTGGATGCAGTGCCACGGCTGCAGCTGCGCGCCGCGGTTCCACGGCAACACGATCGTGCCGACAGCCTCGTTGTCCGGGTCGTCAGCGGTCTGCGACATGGTCACGTCCAGGGCGTCGGTGCGTGGCGAGTCACCCCAGGTAACCTCCCACAGCGGCGTCTTCGCGCCACCGGCCCACGCCCAATGCCTGGATCCGAACAGCACCACACCGCCGAACTCGCACCACGACCAGCCCAGGTCCGATGCCAGCGACGACAGCATGTCCCACTCGGTGACCGCGTCGCCCTGGCTGATCTCGCCGCGCTTGTTCGACTTCTGCACGATCGCCGTGCCGCCGGCACCCTGCACGGTCTCCTTCACCCACGTCGACGGGGACACGTTGCGGCTGCTGCGGACCTTCACACGGCGGCGTAGACGCTTCGCCAGGATCGACCTGGCGGCGATCGTCACCTGCGACGACGCCGCGGCGACATCGACGGTGGAGATGTCCCAGTACGAGGTCAGCCCGCCGAACTGCCACTTCACCGTCGACCCGATGTTCGCCAGTGCCGACTTCGCGATCGCCAGTTCGGGGTCGTGCGACACCAGCGTCAACTGCGCCACCGACTCCGTACCGGCATCGAGCTGCACCGAGTCGATCAGTTGCATCACCGACGCGCCGACGTCCCGGCCCAACAGCGACAGGTCACCGGAGCCGATGAACGGCATCGACAGCCCGGAGTCCGGCTGACGGTTCTGCGGCTTCGGCAGCGGGTACACCCTGTCCGAACTACCCACACCACCGAGGTCACCGGCGGTGTAGTCCGGGTTGGCGTTGTTCGCGCCGTTGCTGACACCGGAGCCCAGCAGCGCCGGGGAGATCCAGCCGATGTACCCGGAGCGTTGCTGCGCCAGCGACTTCACCACGACGGTGTAGCCGCCCCAGTTGTTGACCGTGTTCCCGTTGCCGTCGGCCACCGCGATGTGGCCGTCCTCGCCGCCACCGGCCGGCGGACCCCACAGGCAGATCGCGCCACGCGGCGGCGGGGTCTGGCTCGCCTTGCCGCGCATCGCCCGGGCCACATCCGCGGCCTGGTCGTACGCACCACCGACGAACCGAGGTGTACCACCGATCGAGCGGAACACGTCGTTGACGTTGCCAAGGCAGCGGCGGTGCACCGGCGACCCGTTGATCGTGGACTTCCCGATGTGGCGTTCCATCGCCCGGGCCATCGACTCGGACAGTGCGTTCGGCGCCGGGTTCTTGGCCGAGGAGAAGGACACAGCCACCGCTACACCTCCCGGGCGTTCTTCTTCGGCGTCAGATCAGGACGGATCGAATCGTTGAGTTGACACCAGCGCACCTGCGGGGAACGCCGGGCCGGGGAGTTCACCTCGAAGCCAGGCAGCCCGGCCGGCGGCGCCGGTGGCGCCACACCCTCCGGCGACATGTCACCGAACTCGGGGTCGACGGCGGGCGGCACGTATGGGTCGTCGGCGGGGACCTGCTCCAGGCGCGAGTCGTACTCGGTCCACTGGCCGGCGTTCGGGTCACACAGGCTGAGCACCTTCCGTTGCGC